TCTCTATATAAAGTAAATTCCTTTTTCTTATACCAGCATTTTGCCATAGCATAATTAACTATATATGGTCTAAAAGCAATCATTCTATAGTCACCTGATAAAGGAGCTACTCCATCATCTGTTATCATTGGTGGTGTTCTCTCTATACCATAATATACTACTGTATCACCTTCGGCAAGAGAAGGCACAAATCCTATGTAATCCCCTCTACGATAGTAACCTATAGGTTGTGTTGCCGTTCTATCTCTCCAACTAGTGCCTTTCCATTCATCTATCTCTGCTAGTGATACTTCTGGAATAGTCTTGTCATTAAAAATAACTCCACCTTCATCAAAGGTAATGAAGTCAGAGCTTAAACGTAATTCTCTATCATTCTGAACATCATCAGAATCAATTGTATATTCATATCTTTTTGTTAATGTTCTTGTAAACGAACATAGCTTTTCTGAACCTTCGTTTGCCCACCTAACAATTTCAGCATCAAGCCAAAACTTATTTTCAGCATCACTTGCTTCATCTATCAGACTTCTTACATCTGCTACAATTTCATTTATATTTGCTAGTATCGCCATTTATTCACCTTCTTTTATGTCAAGAATTCTTAATTTATCTTCTATTCGTGATATACGTTTGTCTATTTTCTTATAGTTTGCAGTTTGTGTGCTAACATTAGTTTTGATAACTCCTAACGACACATCTGTCCCCTGCATAAAATCATATATCTTTTTATATTGTTCTTGGCATCTTGACCAAACTGAATCATAATTCATAATCGTTCCCCCTTATTTTAAATCTGCGTAATTATCTGGTAATTTTTTCTTTTCCACTTGACTATTGAAAGCTCTTCTTCTATCTTCTTTTGCATTATGCCCGGGCTTATATGGCGGATTCCATTTGCACTGTATATTCCCATTAGGTGTGAATTGTCTTACCATATGTCCACCACATTCGCACACAATACCTTCCTCAGATTCTTTAAACGACATTGTTTCTTCTTTAATCAAATTACACTCTTTGCACTTAAAATCGTATATCGGCATTTATTTTCCCCCTTTATCCTACTGCGTAATATACATCTCCTGCTGTCCAATCAATATGACATGCCGTTTCAAACCTCAATCCTCTTCCCGGAAAGATTACATAATCATATAATTTCTCTGCTGTAGTTCGCATACTAAATCTCTTAGTAGCGGCAGTATGAGAAGCATCTGCCTCATTATATAATGCTAGAACTGTAGCAGTAGCATTGTCTAATACCAACATTTTTATAAAACATGGTACTGTACTTACTTGAGTATCTGCACCTATCTTTATTAAATCCATTTTTTGCTCCTTGTATGTTTGATTTAGGGTGGGTTTGAACCCACCCTAAAACCTATTTATGCAGTAAATTCCCATTTACTACTTACTACTCTTTTGCCATTTGGTAATACTACTACAAAATAAAAATCATGAGCACCAGTTGTATATCCAAGTGATAAATCTATATCACCATCGGTTTCACTTGTTAACATATATGTATGCTCAGCTACTACTATTTGACAGTCTCCATCTGTACCATTAGCCATATCAGTAGTTGGTGAAGTACCACTAGGTTCTAATCCTGCTGCATCATCTGATAAGTAACCCCAAACAGTCCCTGCTACTGCTAAATCATCACCATTATAATCTTTTAATTGAATAGCGGCAGTGACAGTAGCTGTATTAGCACTACCAACAGTGATTGTAGCATCACATGCTAAACCAGCAAAGTCAGCTTTGATAGCAGTAATTTCTGTTTGAAGTTCTACTAACAAATCATACAGTCCAAATGGTTGTCCAGTTTCTATTAAAATTGGAACGGTTTCCATATTTTCTCCTTTCTAAACTCTAAGGGGGAATTTCACCCCCTATTTTTTTTAAGCGTTAAATGCTATTACACTACTTGTTTGTATGTGTCCATCAGGGAATATGACGTTAAGATAGGTATCAGTAGCTCCATCTCCATCCATTGTAACTCCAACTGTGCCATCATCTTCTGATATCATAGTCATAGTATATAAGGTTAAGTCTTCGATTACAATACCATTTGTGGCAGTAACACTTGCTGCTCCTACAGCCTCTACAGTATCTCCATCTGCATCTGTTGAGTAATAAGCTCTAACAGCAGACTTAGTCACCATGTTATTTCCAGCATAATCTAATAATTGGATTTGTACTGCCATTGTTGCACCAGCAGCGGCTATTGTAAAAGTACAGCTATCTGGTTCTCTTATATCGTATCCAGTAATATGTTTTGACATTATTTTTCTCCTTTATAAATTTAGGGGGAAATTAATCCCCCATTATTTTTAACTAATTGCAGTTGCACCAGAAAGTATTTGAACTCCCCATACACTATTAAGTACTTTAACAGCCATGTGAGCTTTCCATCCAGCAGTGCTGAACATTTCTAGTGGGTCGCCAGTTTGTTTCTTGTTGTGGAATATTAATTGGTCTTGTACACCTTGAATTCTTACACCACCGTAACATTCTTGTCCGAAAATAGGTGTGTGGAATACAGCACCACTTGATACATATGTTCCCATAGTTCCAGCAGTACTTCTCCAAGGAATAGTATCCATGACCCATCTGATTCCGCCCCATGAACCCACTTCTCCATTATACAGTTTCTTGGCTCCTGAATAAAGGTCAGCATTAATCCATGCACTATCATTTCTGATGTCGTATTGTGTGAATGGTGATAATACTCCTATGAAGTATCCATCTACCATTGCTAAAGCGTGATTGCTTAGTAAGACTACTATTGCTTTTGCAGCACCGGCACATGTTAGAGGGTTAGCAGCAGTTAATCCAGTTGAGTTAGCTACCTTAAATGTATCTCCACTTACAGGAGCATTATTAAGGACATAACTAGGTCTGGTTGAAGATATATCTAATTCAGTAGCAACGTGAGCACCAACATATCCACCCATTCCTTTATTTTGTCCACTAGTCATTACAACTACTCCACCTTCATATACATCTGTTATTGTTGCATCATTAATCTTTGATGTTGTTGATGTACCTGATGCATCATCTGCACCAGTTAATTGATAGGTTTCGCTATTGTCTATTCTCATTGGATATAAGTTCTTAACTAAAGCTTCCCAATACATTCTGTCTATATATTTTCCTCTATGAATCCCTAAGGTTCTAGCTTTGCTTGAAAGCTCAGGGTCAATAGAGATGAATCCTAAGAATTCTGACATTGCTAATACTTTACCATGGATACCTACTGTTGCTTCTGAGTTTTGGAATTTTAGGGTATCAGGGTCAGGTGAGATTCCTTCTGTTAGTTCAGCAATCTCTACGTCTAGAGGAATAGTTCTCCACCATTTTACGGTTGCCCCACTATATTTAGGAATATCTTTGCTTTTAACAGAGAATTGTTCTAAAATACAATAAGGTGTTTCTGCCATAAGTGCTTGTTTATCGTAGTATTCATGAACTAGCTCTGATGTATCTACTGAATCATTTCCATCTATTGCTAAAAGTCCAAATACAGGCAGTAATAATAATCTAAGTATAAATTGTTTCCATTTTGACATTGTGTTGTCTTTCTCCTTTTTAAATTTGTCCCCCTTAATGCCACTATTGTTTATCTACTTTGACGCCTCTCTTCAATAATGTTGCTTCAATATTTGCCATTGCTTGAGCAGGTGTCATTTTGTCTCTCATTGCTTTTGTAACTACCTTAGCTTTTTTAATAAGCTTGATAGGTCTTTGTCCTTCTACATATGTTGTATTGGTAACTTCTTTTGGGTTAGGCTCAGTTACTACTTTCGTTGATTGTCTTTTGTCCGCATACTTGTCAAAGTCTCTATCTCTTACTTCGTTATAAGCATGATTGAATATACCTGTCCCATATTCGTTCCACCAATCTGGATTGGCAGATATGAGAGCATTAATATCCTTCTCTACGTAAGGAACAATGCTGTCTTTGTGTAGTTTTTTTAGTCTTATAATCTCGTCTTTTCTTTCACTTATAACTAATTTCTTAGTTACTGGTTTGATTAAAACTTTAACTACTTGTGCTAGTGCCTTTTCTGGTTCTTTGTTGAATAAATCGAACCATTCTTGTTTTTTCTCTGCATCCCAACTTTCAACTTCTGGCATAATCCTTTTCTCGATATCTTTCATATCGAAGGATTGGCTTAAAGCATCCTGTTCTTTAAAGGTCTTATTTTCTTTTCTTAATGTTCCAAGCTCATCTGTATGTGATTTCAGTAACTTTTCGAGGTTCATATACATTTCTGTTAATTCTTCTGATGTCTTTCCTATAAAACGTGGGTCGCCTTGTACTTCTTCTTCTTCTTCTGGTTCTTCTGTTGGTATATCATTTTTATCTATTTCAAGTGGGTCAACGTGATTAGGATTCTTTGCTGGTTTATTATCCTCTTTTACTTTTTTATTTCTGCGGGCTATCTCTGCTTCTAGTTCCTCTAACGAAAGCTTCGTATTCCCATCAGTCCCTTGTGACATTTGTCCCTCATCTTCAATGGGGATGTCAAGATTAGGATTCTCTTTTGGCATTTACTCTCTCCTATTATATTTATTTATTATTTCTTGCCCTGTTAAGGCTTCTCGGAATGATACTCCGATTTTTTCGAATAACTGTCTAATAGTAATAACTACAGCTTGATTAAAGAATATGTCTCTTTCACTTCTTGATAATAACAGTGCTGTTGTAGCATCTGCCATTCTTTGGTTGAGGTATTTTTCTACAAGTTTCCATCCCGGATGTCCTATCATACCATTTAATACTTCACCACATTCAACATCAATCTCTAATTTCTGTCTGTCAGTTAATTCTTTCTTTTTCATTTACATCCCCCTTTTTATCATATCTCCCATTCCCCCTTGAGAAGAACCCGGTTCAGATGAGGCAGGGGGTACTCCCGAAGGAGCGACCTCATCTGATACTGGCGTGGTACCAGCTTGGGTTCTAATTTGATTCTTCATTGCATCCATTTCTTTAGTCATTTTTCTAGCAGCTTCTTGCTTTTCTCTAAGTTCTTTTAGTCTAGGTAATAGCAAATCTATATTATCAAAATCCATTAATTCCGCTATTCTCTTAATGACTTCTTGTATGTCTCCTACGGGTTGCATTTGTGGTTTACCATCTTCACCCGGAATTTGTTTTCCAGATTCGTCAGTAGCCGGTACAACAGCAGTGGCTAAGATTTGTAAGAACTCTAATAGGTTTCTAAGTTCTACTTGCTTCTCTGAGAATACCGTTACACCACGTGGTATGAAATCTGGGTCTCCTGCTAGTGCCAAATCAGCTCTGGTGATTTGTTTCTTTTTAAACAGCTTCTGCCATCTCTCGGAACCATCTTTCCCTAATACTCTATAAGCAGATTTATCGGGAAATTTTTGTATTGCTAATTTATAGAAAATACTTAGCATAGCTTCCCATGCAGGTTCTAACTCATGTTGTACTATATGTTTGATAGGTTCTGCTGCGTTGGCTTGTTGTATTTGTGTACCACCTAATGTTTCATGCATTTTGCTATCATCTGATGTAGGTGAGATAGCAGGTACAGCTTGTGATAATTTCATGATACGTTGGTCTAACATATCTATAAGTTTAATTAGCGGACTAAGGGCTTGTGCTGCTGCTGTGGTATCTATGAAAGACAATGCTTTTCTAACATCTTCTGTCATGCTGTTCGCAACGAACATTTTACCCGGATGCGTAATCAATGTACCGGAAAGTCCGGACATTTGCTCTGGGTTTACTATACCCATTGGATTACAGATAATATTAATGGCATCAGATAGCTTATTGTGAGCATTCATTAACTCTTCTGCCATTGCTTCTATGTCTTCGCCAGTTCCAATTCCAAATCTCTCAGTGAGCATTCTATCTTTACAACTTTCAAAGAATATATTTCCACAATCATATGGGTATTTCTGTACTCTAATGATTACTTCTCTATTTGCCAAAGTAATAATGGCATCTACGTATTTATC